GGACGATGGGCACCTCGGCCACGGTGGTCCCGCAGTCGAGCACCCTGCTGTGCTGGCAGCACTGGTGCTGCAACAATGCGACGGCGCTGGCCGTCGGATGTGAGATCGGGTCGCTCTACTACGAACAGTTCATGTAGGCCCCGATCATGATGGCTCATGATCGGTAGCGCCTACTACGGCGAGGGGTATTCCGGTGGCGAGCCGGACGCCGCCACCGGCGCCGACGTCCGCTCGGTCACCGTGCTCGGGACACTGGGCTTGGCCGCGACGCCGACCGGGCGGAAGGTCGGGACGCCGACCGCACGCAGTGCCGCCGGTCTCACCGCAGTGCCGACGGCGCGCAAGGTCGCACCCGGCGCGGCGCTGGCGGCACTCGGCGCCGGTGCCAGCGCGACCGGCCGCAAGGTCGCACCCGGCGCCGGCTTCTTGCCACTGGGCCTGGCAAGCCCGCTCGTCGCTCGGAAGGTCAGCCCGCGGTCCGCCATCGCGCCACTGGGCGCGCAGGGGCTCACGGGCGTACGCAAGGTCGGGACGCCCGTCCTGCTCGGCGCGCTCGGGACGACGAGCGCCGTCACCGCGGCGAAGATCAGCGGCCGGTCGGCGCTGGCGCCGCTCGGCATCGTTGCCCCGGCGACGAGCCGCAAGATCTCGCCGCGCTCGACGCTCGGCCCGCTCGGTCTGGCGGGCAGCGTCGCCCGTGCCGACGTCCGTCCGGCCACGGCGCTCGGGGCGCTGGGCGCGCAGAGCGCGAGTATCGGCCGCAAGGTCGCCGCTCCGGTCGCCCTGGGCCCGCTCGCCGTGGCCGGGCTGGCGGGCGGACGCAAGGTCTCGCCCCGCTCGGCGTCGGCTCCGCTCGGGGCGACGAGCGCGGGCACCGGTCGCAAGGTGGCATCCGGCCAGGCCCTCGGTGCGCTCGGCCTGGCCGGCGATGCCGCGCGCCCCGCCGGCCGTGTCGTCACCGCGGTCGCGGTGGCGGGCCTCGCCGCCGCGACCGGTGCCCGGAAGGTCGCGACGCCGGGAGCGCTCGGCGCCGTCGGGCTCGCGGGATCGAGCGCCCCCCGCAAGGTCGCGAGCCCGACGGTGCCGAGCGCTCTGAGCCTGACCGGCCAGGTCGCCGGGCGCAAGGTGAGTGCGCGCTCCGCGCTCGCGCCGCTCGGTGCCGTCGGATCGGCGACGACCCGCAAGGTGAGTGCGCGCTCCGCGCTCGCGCCGCTCGGTGCCGTCGGATCGGCGACGACCCGCAAGGTGAGTGCGCGCTCCGCGCTCGCGCCGCTCGGTGCCGTCGGATCGGCGACGACCCGCAAGGTGAGTGCGCGCTCCGCGCTCGCGCCGCTGGCCGGTGGGCCGTTCGTGGTCCGGCAGGTCGACGTGCGCCCGGTCACTGCGCGTGCCGTCCTGGGCGCGCTGGCGCGCGTGCTCGCGGGCACGCGCAAGCGGGACGTCGGATCCTGGTACGGGCTGCTGTCGATCCTGCACGAGGCCGCTGAGCTGGCGGCCGAGGACGCATTGGCGCCGGTGCTCACCTGTCCGAGCGACGGACAGCCCCTGCTCGACGGGCCGGACGGCGGCGTGTTCTGTCCGTACGACGGCTGGCCCGGGTACCGGCCCGACCCCGTCATCGCCCTTGCGTCGGTCGATCCCGAGCCGGTCGTCGCCTGCCCGAACGACGGCGAGCCGCTCGTCGGCGCGCACTGCGCGTACGACGGCTGGTCGACCGACTGGTCAGCGTGACCGGTCGCGCTCGGCCCGCAGCCTGGCGACCCCGCGCCGGTGCGCCTCGCACGTCAGGTCGACCAGGTGCGACGCGCCGACCCCGGCGAGGATCATCGCGGCGAGCTGGGCGAGCGCGGTGGTCAGCACCCGACACCGCGCTTCTCGTCCAGGCAGCGGGACAGGCCCGGCCCTGGCTTGTCGTCCTCGGGGCCGCACGCGGTGAGCCCGAGCAGGAGCGCCGTGGCCGCGAGCGCGCCTGCAAGCAGGAGCACCGCGCCGGCGCAGCCCTTCGGGCCGTGGTCGATCCGCACATCGCGACTCACAGCGTCTCTCCGACCACGACGGGGCCGGCGCCGATCGACGTACCGGGGACGCCGCGCTCGACGACGAGTGCTCGATAGGTCGGGTCGTCGTAGGCCGGGTGCCAGGTCGGCACCCGGCCTACCAGCGGGTCGCCGATCGCGAGCACCGGGCCGACGGGCAGGCCGTTGTACGGGGTCACGGCTCAGCCCTCCACGCACGTGCGGCAGCCGCGCACGTGCTCCTCGTTGCAGTCCAGGCACTCGAACGGGGTGTCGCGGTCACAGACGCGGTTGTACGTCGCGTCGTCGTCGGCCATCGGGGTCCGGCAGGTGTCGCACCGGTAGGCCTCGGGCTCGCGCGCCTCGGGCGCGAAGTACGCCGTCGGAAAGATCATGAGGTTCACGGGGTGCCCCTTCCGGGAAGATGCGGATCTTGGGGCAGTCGGGCCGGGGGCTCTTCGTTGCGCCGGCCCGGTCCCGACCGCTTGTCGTCCAGCATGCCTTTACCTAGTAGGTCTGTCAAGCGGGTAGGATCGTGTCGTTCACCCCGGGACCGGCGGTCCCTAGGCCAGAAGGCAAGGCGAGGGGCGCACGATGGCACTGCCGTGGTACGCGACGCGCGAAGCGATCGCAGGAGCATTGGACTTCAAGGAGTCCAGTCGTTCTTTCGCGTCGCTCGACCGGGCAGCAGCCGGCGCCTCCCGCTCCATCGACGCACTGTGTCACCGCGTCTTCTACCCCGTCGTCGGCACCCGATACTTCCGTTGGCCGGACCGGCAGTCGCCCACCGGGTGGCGCCTGTGGCTCGACGAGAACGGCCTGGTCGACGTCACCTCCATCACCTCGGGCGGGGTCGCCCTGGCGCCGGATGACTACTACCTCGAGCCGGTCGACAGCGGGCCACCGTACGACCGGATCGAGATCAACCGGTCCGGGTCGGCCAACTTCAACACCGGCCTCACCCCGCAGCGCGACGTGGCCATCACCGGCACGTGGTGCGGGGCACCGCTCGACAGCACGCCGGCCGGCACCCTGGTCAACCCGATCTCCGACACGGTCACGACCACGATGCAGCTCAGCAACGCTGCCGTGGCCGGCGTCGGGGACCTACTGACCATCGACTCCGAGCGGGTCGTCGTCACGGCCAAGGCGGCCGTCTCGACCGGGCAGACCGTGGCAGCACCCGGCATCACCGCGGCCAGCGCGGACTCGACGCTGCCGACCGGCTCGTCCTCGACCGCCAACATCGGAGAGGTCATCCTCGTCGATGCCGAGCGGATGCTGGTCCAGGACAAGATCGGATCCTCACTGATCGTGCGCCGCGCCTGGGACGGCACCGCGCTGGCCGCGCACTCGGCCGGCGTGACCGTCTACGCCCCGCGCACGTGCACGGTCGCGCGCGGCCAGCTCGGCACCATGGCGGCCACACACGCCGCGTCGGCGCCGGTCTCCAAGTTCCTGGTGCCCGCACTGGTCGGTCAGCTCGCCGTCGGCGAGGCCGTCGCGTCGTTCCTGCAGGAAGCGGCCGGGATGGCCCGGACCTCGGGTGGTGGCGACAACGAGTTCGAGATCGCGGCCAAGGGGCTCATCGGGCTGCGCAAGCAGGTCTACCGCGCGCACGGCCGCAAGAGCCGGAAGTTGGCTGTATGAGCAACGACGCGATCACGATCAGCTACCGGGGTCCGATCCTGACCGGGATGGCCGGGCCGATCGTGACCCAGATGCTCGAAGAGGCCGTGGCCGAGGTCGCGGCGCAGGCCAGTGCGGACCTGCACAGGTTTATGAATGCGACTTTCAAGCACCCGACTCCATACTACGAAACCCAGGTGAGCATCGCCGCACGTGGGCGCGACCTGGTCGTCAACGACCGTGGGGTCGTCTACGGCCCATGGCTGGAGGGCGTGTCGTCGCGCAACGCGACGACCCGCTTCAAGGGCTATGCGAACTGGCGCCGGGCCCGACAGGGCTTGGCACCCAAGGTGTCCCGGCTGGTCGAGCACGCCGTGCAGCGCACCCTGTCCCGGCTCGGTGGCCGGTGAGAGGCGCGCTGGCGTTCCTCGGCGCCGTCCTGCTCGGCGCCGTCGTCGGGGTCGGCGTCGCGCGCGTCGTCGGGACGGCCGGCTGCGAGACCGCGACCGTCGAGCAGCGTTGCGGGTGGGGACGATGAGCCTCGGGGCGGGCGCGCTGATGGGGGCCGTGGCCGACCATGCGCTGACGACAGGGCTCTTCGAGTCGGTCAACGGACACGAGCCCAAGGCCAAGCCGGGCGCGGGCCTCACGGCCGCGTTGTGGGTCGCCCTGATGGGTCCGGTGCCGCGCGGCTCGGGCCTGGTCTCGACCACGGCCAGGGTCGAGCTGACGATGCGGATCTACACGTCGATGCTCGCCGAGCCGCAGGACGCGATCGACCCGACCCTGCTCGACGCCGCAGATCGGATGATGACCGAGTACGCCGGCGATTTCGGGCTCGGCGGGCTGGTCCGGCAGGTCGACCTGCTCGGGGAGTACGGCGCCCCGCTGGCCTGCCGTGCCGGCTACCTCTCGCAGGACGGCAAGCTCTTCCGGGTCATGGATCTCACCATCCCGCTCATCGTCAACGACCTATGGCAGCAGGTGGAGTGAGATGCCCAAGACGAGCGGTCTCGGAGACAATCTTCTCGTGGCGCAGTACAACCTTTCCGGCGACGTCGGCTCGCTCGGCAAGATCGGTGGCGGGAACTCGCCGCTCGACGTGACCTCGATCCAGTCGTCCGGCAGCGAGCGGATCGGGGGCAAGCGGGACGGGTCGATCGAGTTCAACACCTGGTTCAATCCCGACCCGTCCCGCGAGCACGTCGCCCTCAAGGCCTTGCCGACGGCCGACGTCGTCGTGTCCTACCTGCGCGGGACGGCGCTCGGCGCCGAGTCGTGCTCGTGCACCGGCAAGCAGCTCAATTACGACGGCAAGCGCGGGTCGGACGGCGCGTTCGCGCTCGACGTCGTTGTCGCTTCCGATGCCTTCGGAATCGAGTGGGGCCGGACCCTGACAGCCGGCGTCCGCTCGGACACGGCCGCCACGAACGGCACCGGCCGTGATGATGTCGTCGTCAGCACCGCATTCGGGCTGCAGGCCTACCTGCACCTGCTGACCTTCACCGGCACCTCGGTCACGGTGACGATCGAGGACTCGGCCGACAACGTCTCGTTCGCCACCGTCGCGGGCGCGACCTTCGGCGCGCTGTCCGCTCCCGGCGCGGCCCGCATCGCCGTGGCCGGGACCGTCCGGCGCTACTTGCGGGCCGTCACGACGGGCACCTTCTCCCAGGCGTCGTTCGCCGTCACGGTCGTGCGCAACGAGACGATTGTGGTGTTCTGATGAATCGCTTGCCGCCCAGTGCTTATCAGACCTTCGGGATCAGCGCACCGCTGGCCACCCATCACCGGCAGGTGCCGTGCGAGGATGCGGACTGTCGCGCGCGCGAGCACGGCTGGCGCACCCTGATCGACGAGGGGTCCGACTTCGGCCGGCGCCAGGCCGCTTACATCCGGGGTGACGCGCGACGCCGTTTCGTCGAGAGCCGGATGCCGGACGGGTTGACCCTGTTCGCCTTCGAGTCCGGCCAGCGGTGCTTCGGGGTGCACTGGAAGTCCCTCGACGCCGAGCCGCACTACTACGTCCGAGTCGGGGACCGGCGCGGCGATCCGGCCGGCGCGGGCCGTGGCCGTACGCACCGGCGCGTCGAGCACTGGCTCGAAGAGTTCGCCGGTAATCAGGACCGGCTCAAGACGATCAGAGAGAGAGGCTGACCATGCCCAAGCAGAGCGGGCTTTCGTGGACCACGGCGTCGGTGGACGACTCGGGCGGCACGGTCCGGGACATCCGCAATGACATCACCGACCTCGGTTTCGCGACGCCGCGGGCCGTCCAGGACGTCACCGGCATCGACAAGGCTGCCATGGAGCGCCTGCTCCTGCTGGCCGACTTCACGGTCGACCTGAGCGGCGTCTTCAATCCCACGGCAACGACCAGCTCGCACGCGGTGTTCCGGACCGTGCCGTCGACGTCGGTCGCCAGGACCACGACGCTGACCATCGGTGGCGCGACACTGGCCGGCGAGCTGCTCTACACCGACTACAGCATCAAGCGCGGTGCGGACGGCGCGCTCACCTGGTCGGCGCCCGGCGTCCTTGCCGACGGCACCGTGCCGACCTGGGCCTGAGCGGGTGGGGTACCGGCGCAAGGTCTACGTGCTGCGCTACGACGGCGGCACGCCGTACGAGGGGCTCGAGGTGCGGCTGCGCGGGCTCGCCGTGGACGGACTGATGTGCCTCGCCGGGCTGGCCGACCTGGCGGGGTCGACCGGCGCGCCCGCGGACCTGGAGCGGATGGCGCCGATCTGGGACGCGCTCGCGGCCGGCCTGGTCGCGTGGAACCTGGAGGACGACGACGGCGCGCCGGTGCCCGTGGCCGACTTCCGGGGCGAAGACTTCGCCATGCTGCTGTCGATCGCAATGGAATGGATGCAGGCGGCGGTGGGGGTAAGTGGCCCAAAAGGGCCGAGATCGAACGGTGGGTCGCCGTTCCCGGAGGAATCCTTGCCGATGGAAGTGTCGTCACCCGACCTGTAGAACTCGAACAGGCGCAGGCGATCCTGCGGCTGTGCGACCGGTTCAAGAAACTACCCTCGGAGATCCTCGCCGAGGATGCCGAGCTTTTTCGACTGATCACCCTGGAAGACCTGGGCCGGACCGACGAACCACAGCCCGGCGAGTGCGACGACTGAGAGGAGTGAGTGATGGCGGACAACGAGACCGAGATCGTGGTCCGCTCGGTCGACCGCTCGCAGCCCGGGTTCAAGGCGGCCGAGGCGAGCGCCAAGCGGCTCGGTGATGCTGTCGACAAGGTCGCGTCCGAGGCTGTGAGGTCCAGTGCCGAGATGGGCAAGGGCATCTCGGAGAACGTCAAGAAGGCGGGCAAGGCCGTTGCGGGCGCGGCTGCGGCAGCGGGTGCCGCCGCGGGGGCCTTGCTGGCCAAGGGCTTTGCCGACAACATGAACATCGAGGTCTCGAACGACAAGCTGCGCGCGCAGCTCGACCTGACGAGCGAGGACGCGGCCAAGGCGGGCGAGATTGCGGGGGCGGTGTATCGCGACAACTGGGGCGGGTCGATCGAGGACGTCAATGCCGCGTTGCGTTCGGTCGCAACGAACCTCGGCTCGGTGCAGGACACCTCGTCGGCCGAGCTGCAGAAGATGACCGAGTCGGCGTTGGCTCTCGCATCGACCTTCGACGTGGACGTGAACGAGGCGACGCTGGCCGCCGGAAAGCTCATCAAGAACGGCCTGGCGAAGGATGCCGAGAGCGCTTTCGACATCATCACGGCAGGATTCACCGGGGGGCTCGACGCCTCGGGTGATTTCCTTGAGACCCTCAATGAATACGGGTCCCAGTTCAGCAAGCTCGGGATCGACGGCGCCGACGCGATCGGTATCCTGCAACGCGGGATGGCCGCGGGCGCGCGCGACACCGACACGATCGCGGACGCTTTCAAGGAGTTCTCGCTGCGGGCGATCGACGGCAGTGCGGCCGTGGCCGAGGGGTACAAGGCGATCGGCATCGACGCCAAGGAGGCGACCAAGGTCATCGCGGCGGGTGGCCCCGAGGCCGAGGCGATGACCCAGGACGTGCTCGACGGGCTCGCCCGGATGAAGGATCCGGTCAAGCAGAACACGGCCGGCGTCGCCCTCTTCGGTACGCAGTGGGAGGACACGCTGCGCCAGATCCTGCCCGCGATGGATGACATTCACGGCGGCGCGGCCGGGATCGAGGGCGCCACCGACCGAATGGCAGCCGCGGTGGGTGACAACGCCGCCTCGAAGATCGAGACGGCCAAGCGGGCGTTCGAGGGCTGGACGCAATCGATGGCGTCGAGCACGTCGTCACTGGGCCTGGTCGCCACCGGCGCGCTGTCCTTCGGCGGGCCGGCGCTCGCGATGGCCTCACAGGTCGGGATGATCGCGACCGGCGCCGCCGCGCTGAACCTGACCTTCTTGCGGACCGGCGCCATCATGGTGGCGAACACGGCCAAGACGGTTGCGATGACGGCCGTCGGGATCGCGGCCAACGTCGCGACGAAGGTCTGGGCTGCCACGCAGTGGCTGCTCAACGCCGCACTCACGGCGAACCCGATCGGAATCGTGATCATGGCGATCGTCGCGCTCGTGGCCGTGATCATCCTGGCCTACCGCAAGAGCGAGACGTTCCGCCGGATCGTGCACCTGGCGATGCAGGGCGCCGTACTGGCCTGGAACATGCTGCGCGACGCCGTCACGAACGCAGTGCGCTGGATCGCGGGCCGGATGCTCGCCCTGGTCAACCGCGTCCGCGAGACCCGCGACAGGATCCGGGCCGGCTTCGCCTACACTTACCACGCCATCGTGGACCCGATCCGCAACGCGGTGAACTGGGCCAAGGGCAAGCTCGGTGAGCTGATCGACTTCGCCCGGGCCATCCCGGACCGGGTCCGCAACGCCGTCGCGGGCGCGGTGACCAGCGCCTGGGACTCGGCCACGGGGTTCATCCCGGGACGGGCCACGGGCGGTCCGGCGAGCGGCCTGACGATGGTCGGCGAGCGCGGTCGCGAGCTGGTCCGGCTGCCGTCCGGATCGTCGGTCATCCCGAACGGGCAGACAGAGTCGATCATGTCCGGCGCGAGCCTGGGCGCGAGCGGTTCGCTGCACCTCACGCTCAAGATCGGCGACCGGGCCCTCGGCGAGCTGGTCGTCGACCCGATCCGCAAGCTCGTCCGGGTCGCGGGCGGCGACGTGCAGGCCGTTCTGGGCAGTGCGTGATGGCATTCCCCGCCACGATCCTCGACCGGGTCGTCCTGATGACCTACGGCGGCGTGCAGAATGACATCTCGTCGCTGGTCTACCAGCGCGACCCGATCACGATCAGCCGTGGCCGGTCCGGGGAGAACGCGATCACGGTGCCCGCGCAGTGCTCGCTCACCCTCGACAACCGCGACGGGCGGTTCAGCCCGCGCAACCCTGCCGGGGCGCTCTTCGGCAAGATCGGCCGCAACACCCCGATCGAGGTCGGCGTCCGGCTCGGGCATCGCTTCCTGGCCCTCGACGGGGTCGGGGCCGACTACATCTCGGCACCCGACTCAGCCGGCCTGTCGGTGACCGGTGACCTCGACGTCCGCATCGATGTCACCCTCGATGACTGGCGCGCCCCGACGGATCTGGCCGGCAAGTACGGGAGCGCCGGCCAGCGCTCGTGGGCTGTGCAGCTCTTCCTGGGTCGGCTGCAGCTCACCTGGTCGACCGACGGGACGACGCTCATCGTCATCGGCAGCAGGGTCGAGGTCCCGTGGCCGCAGACCGGCCGCTGCTCACTCCGGGCCACTCTTGACGTGAACAACGGCTCGGGCGGCTACACCGTCACGTTCTACTACAGCCTGACGCCGGGTGTGGCCGGCGTCTGGTCGCAGCTCGGCGCGCCGGTCGTCGTCACGACGGGCACGACGTCCGTCTTCGATTCCACAGCGGCTGTGCTCTTCGGTTCCGCGACCAACGCCTCGGCCCCGCAGCAGCCGGGGCGGCTGCACGCCGCCGAGCTGCGCAACGGGATCGGCGGCACGGTCGTCGCCTCGCCCACGCTGGCCGGGCAGGCGCAGGGGGCGGCGTCGTTCTCCGACGGCACGAACACATGGACCGTCGGCGGGGGTGGTGTCGGCATCACGAACTACCGGCCGCTGTTCTCGGGCGAGATCCCGGACTGGCCGGTCGAGCGAGACACCTCGGGCAAGGATCTCTACGTCCCGATCGAGGCAGCCGGCGTCCTGCGCCGGCTCGGCCAGGGCGCCTCGCCCTTGCAGTCGACACTGCGCCGCGCGCTGCCCTCGATCGGCGCCCATCTGCGCGGATACTGGCCGCTGGAGGACGGCGAGCGGGCCGAGAGCGCCGTCAGTGCGCTGGCCACCGGCCGGCCGATGACCTGGGGCGCTCCCGCGCCGCAGCTCGCGCAGTTCACCGGCTTCGACGGCTCGGCACCCCTGCCGTTGGCCAACGGGGCTCGGATGCGCGGGGTGATCCGCACCTACGCGACGACGGGTTCGATCCAGACCCGCTTCCTGCTCGCCGTACCGGCCGGTGGCGCGGCCGACGGGGCGGTCGTGATGCGCCTGGCCACGGCGGGCGGCGTCGCGCGCTTCGACTTGACGTACATCACGGCTACCGGGGGAAAGCTGACCCTGACCGCCCACGACGGCGCGGGCACCCTGCTCGGCACCCTCGGCCCGTTCGCGATCGCGGCTGACGGCAAGATCCAGATGATCTCGGTCGAGCTGGTCCAGACCGGTGCGGACGTGGCCATGACGCTGAGCGCCGTCGAGGCCGGCCGGACCGCGGGAGCATTCATCTCGGGCAACCTGACCTCGGAGAACATCGAGTCCGCCCGCGCGATCACGATGAATGCCAACGGCCTGCTCACCGACACGGCCGTCGGGCACGTCACGGTCGAGAGCGCGATCACCCCGCTGTTCACGTTCGGTCGTCCGCTCGGCGGCTGGGTCGGAGAGGCCGCCGGGCGTCGCGTCGAGCGGCTGTGCGCCGAGGTCGGGGTCGCGTTCGTCCCACTCGGCGACCTCGACGAGAGTGCCCAGCTGGGGCCACAGAAGACCGGCACCCTGCTCGACCTGCTGCGCGAGTGCGAGGAGGCCGACGGCGGCACCTTGCTCGACGCTCGGGGCAGGCTGGCAGTGGCCTACCGACCGCTCGGCGCCGCCTACTCCCCCGGTACCAGACTCACCCTCGCGGGCGGCTCGGGAGTCGGTGGTGACCTGCTGGACATCCGCTCCACCGACGATGACCAGTACACCCGCAACGACGTTGCGGTCGCCCGCCGGGACGGCTCGTCCGCCCGGGTCGAGGACACCACGAGCGACCTGTCGACCGCCGCACCGCCGGCCGGTGTCGGGCGCTACGACGAGGGCCTGACGATGAGCCTGCTGTCCGACGCACAACTGGAGGACCAGGCGTCCTGGCGCGTCCACCTGGGCACGGTCGACGAGCCGCGCTTCCCCCGGGTGGCCGTGTCGCTGGCACGCTCGCCGCTCGTGGCCGACGCGGCCAAGACGTCGGCGTGCCTCGACCTCGACGTCGGCGACTCGCTCACGGTCGCGAGCCCCGGCGTCGCGCTGCCCAAGACGGACATCCGGCAGGCCGTACTGCGCACCGTGCACACCCTCGGCTCTCACGACGTCCAGGTCGACTGGCTGGGTGCGCCCGCCAGTGGGTACGACGTCGGGATCTTCGACCACGAGTACCCCGGCGAGGAGAGCCGCTACTCCAGCGACGGCAGTACGGTCAGCGGGGCGCACGCCGCCGGCACGACGTCACTGTCGGTCGCGACGCCGACCGGTCCGCTCTGGTCGTCCTCGGACGGCGCATTCGCGGTCGAGGTACCGGCCACCGGCGAGAGGATGACCGTGAGCGCCGTGGCCGGGGCCTCGACCCCGCAGACCTTCACCGTGACGCGCGGGGTACAGGGGACCACGGCCAAGGCGCTTGCGGGTGGCGAGGCCGTGGCGCTCGCCCGGCCGGTCTACTGGGGCTTGTGACGAGGATGACGCGATGAACGGACGAACACTGGTCGGCGCCATGCTCGTCGGCGCGTTGCTGTGGTATCTGCTGATCCGAGCCGCGGGCACGGTCTGGTGATCGTCGAGAGGAGTACGTGATGGCGGCGCCCCTTGCAGGCCAGTTGATCCGCGCGTCCAACTACCCCAAGGTCAGGGTGATCAAGAAGGCCGCCGCGGAGTCGGTGACATCGTCGACCACGCTCCAGAACGACGATGACTTCACCATCTCCTTGGAGGCCTCGAAGATCTACCGGGTGCAGCTCTTCCTGGCCATCGGCGGCGCGACCGCGGGTGACATCAAGGTCGCATGGGCGATGACCGGCGGCGTGGTCCAGTACACCGGCAGGCACTGTCGCGGGCCGCAGGTCGGTTCGGCCGACAACACGGCCACGACGGTCCGGGTCGCGACGTCCGGGCAGACCACGTCCGTGGCCTACGGCACCGATGGTGCGATCAACGGCTCGGCGCACGAAGACTTCTTGATCGAGACCACGACCAACGGCACTGCTGGGACCCTGACCGTGCAATGGGCGCAGAACACGTCCAATGCCACGGCCACCACGGTCGGTAGTGCTTCGTTCATGGTGATCGAGGAAGTGGACGAGATCTAGTCCCGTGCGTCGGTCAGTCGCCGGGGGGGGGGGGGGGGGGGGGGGGGGGGGGGCCCCCCGCGGGGGGGGGGGGGGGGGGGGGGGGGGGGGTTTTTTGGGGCCCCCGGGGGGGGGGGCGGGGGGGGGGGGGGGCCCCCCCCCCCCCCCCGACCAGTCGGGCGACGTCGAGGGCAGGTGCTCCAGGTAGTAGACGGCCGCCCGGAGGATCCGCGGCGAGTCGTACGCACTGCCGAGCAGGCCATGGTTGCACGTCTTGCAGAGCAGGCCCCGGACGGCGCCGGACTTGTGGTCATGGTCGACCGCGATCGCGCGGTCGAGCTGGCGCTTGCCGCAGATCGCGCAGGCGCCAGCTTGCAACAGCAGCAGTGCGTCGTACGCCTCACGGCCGAGACCGTAGGTCGACTCGTTGCGCTGCTCGCGTCGCGCCGTCCAGTTGCAGGCCTTGCAGCGCGAGCCCTGGCAGTACCAGAGCGGTACGAACGACTGGCAGCCTGCGCACCAGCGCTCGTCAGCGGGCCATTGCGACTCGGGGACGCGAGAGCGAGGCGCCGTGTCGCCGAGGGCCTCCAAGCGTCGAGCGGACTCCTTGGCCTGGAACGCGATAGCAGAGCGGGAAAGTCTGTGCCAGTAGCAGGATCTCGAAAGGCTCCTGCCGGGCGGGCGGAACTTCTCCCGCGGACAGAGCAGCGTCGAGTGCCCGGCGGGCAAGGGGGCCTGACAGGGGTGCATGGTCACGCCTTCCGTGCCGTGGCCGGAGCCCGGTGGGCTTGCCGAGCCTGTTGATCACGGGCGCCAGGGCGAGCGGCGCGACGAGCGGGAGCAGCAGCTCCAGCACGGTCAGCAGTGCCATCCCGTCGGCGCCGTCCAGCGGGAGCATCGTCAGCCGCCGTCCCCGATGACGGCCGTGCCGTCGTCGGTCAGGCCGTCGAGATCCGGGACGGCGATCACCGGCCATTGCGCGATGAGCGCGGCTTCGGTCTCCAGGTTCTCGATCAGCGCCCGCGCGCGCTCGATCCGGGCCTGCGCCTTGGCGATCGCGGCCCGCTCGGCGTCGATCCGTACGGCGAGCCCGTCGATCCGCTTCGCCTTGGCCTGCGCGGTCATGCTCGACATGTCGGTCCTCTCGGGGGGGGGTACTCGTCGGTCGACCGGACGCCTCGCTCCCGGCCGATCCGCGGCTTCCCCACCACGAACCGACCGGGAGCGAGACTGTGGGGTCAGGCGTCGAAGACGTCCGGCGCCGGGTTGTCCGCGATGTACCTGCGGGCGAGCACCTTGTCGGCATCCTCCGGGGGCAGGAGGATCCACATCGGACCGAACCCCTTGGTGGCGCTCGGTTTGCGGCCCATCCGACCGAGGATCGGCTGGCGGGTGGAGACCTTCGGCATGAGCTGGCCCGTCAGGCCCTTGCCGGCGTACTGGAAGCCGTCCAGCACGGCCGGGACCGTGGGCAGCATCTCGGTCTCGTCGCCGTCGAGGACGACCGTGGTCGTCTCGACCCAGTCGTACAGCTTCGGCTTGCCGTCGGGGCCGAGCTGGCCCGGCATGGTGGATTCCCGTTGTCCCGTTTTGCCGGTCGGCGTGACGAGCAGAAGGCGCCCGAGAAGATCCTCGGCCTTGACGAAAGCATCGTTCGCATCGGCGAACGGGTCGGTACCGGTCATGTCCTGTCCTGTCCTGTTCTGTCGAGTGATGGAGCCTGATCAGGCTAGCAGACCTACTAGATCGTGTCGAGCGTGTCGGCCGGTAGGAGCAGGTCGGTCTGCGTGCGCCGTGCCTCCTGCGCCGCCCGGGCGGCGTATGCATACATCTCGCCGGTGGCCAGGTCGACCGGGAGCAGCTCGCAGCGCCCCTTGCCGAGCGGCAGGTGGGCGATCGCGGCGACCTCGCGATCGACCTTCGGGTGCAGGCCCGCCCGCGCGCCCGTGGCCGGGTCGTAGCGCAGGCCGTGCGCGTAGGCGACGAGCTGGATCGTGTGTGTCAAAGGGTGGATCTTGCCCGTTTTCTTGTCGACCGCGATCACCGCGCCGGACGGCATCTCGTAGAGATGGTCGAGCGTGCCGGCGACGCGCAGCCCGTCGTGCACGACGAAGAGCTCGGTCTCCAGTAGGCGCCAGTCTCGGCGCGCGATCTCGGCATGGTAGGCCTCGACGTCCGAGGCGATCCGCTCGGGCGCGTGCGGGGGCGAGAACGGTTCGGTGAAGCGGTGCACCGCCGTCCCCCACGCGGCCGCTTCCAGGCCTTCCTCGTCGCGCTTGGCCTCGGTCAGGGCGACGTCGATCCACTCGTCCAGGTCGGGGCAGGGTCGGTCCTTCGTCGGATACCACGATCCGGCCAGGCTGGCCCGGGTCGACGCCGACGCCCGCGCCACGGCCAGGGTGGCGTGCCGGACCTTCCAGGTCGCCAGGCCCATCCCGTCGTCCAGCCAGCCGCTGAACGTGGAAGCCCGGGCATAGTGCCCGTGCGCGCGGGTGACCGGGCAATATCTCACCTCGGCGCACGGCCCGTCCTGCTCCCACGGGCGCCAGATGATCGGCCGCCCCCACTGGTCGCGGGCGATCGGATCGGCCTCGGCGACGTCGAACGGGTCGCTCACGGCCACGGCTTGACGTCGAGCGTCTCGACGCGCGCGACGTCACTGATCAAGGCCTTCCTGGCCTCCAGGGCACGCGCGACCGGCGCGATCGCGGACGACGCCTCGACCGAGACGTCGAAGCCGCAGACCCAGGCGCTCTCGGAGCCGGGAAAGTACACAAGGTACGCCGCGTGCTCGGGCGGGGTGTCGGTATGCAGCGTGCACGATTTCTCGTTGACGGCCTCGTAAGAGGCGTTGAGGATCAGTCGCATCGGAGTACGGTCCCTCTCTCGGGGTCGAAGACGGCTCGACAGGAGCAGAGCAGCCACGGACAGCGCGGACCTGTGCAGTGCTTGCGCTCGGGACCCACGGGCATCGCGCACCCGGGGCACCGGACGAACGGTCCGGGTCGGTCGATCTCGGTCATGACTGCCCTGCCCCTGTCGGTTCGGTCGGGGTCGGTCGGTCCGGTCAGAGCGGGAAGTAGAAGTCGTCCGACTGGCCACACTGCACCGTGTTCGCCGTCGACGTCCCACCGGTCGTCACCCGAGCGACGATCCGGTAGCCGGTCCGGCTACTGAACCCGCTCGCCGGAAGCCACGTGTCGACCGCCGCCGTCCCGAAGTTCTGCGTGAGCAGGACGACGCTGTTGTAGTCGACATTGAACGTCGCCGACGGGACATCGGACACCACCCACCCGACGATCGGGTTGTGGTCGGCGAAGATCGCCCGCATCTTGTAGACCCTGATCTGGTCGACGTTGAAGTTGGACGCCTCCCAGGTCACCTGCCACTCGACGCGCCTGTCCCCGTTCGGGCTGTAGCAGAAGACGTTCACCTGACGCGTCGACGCCGCACCGACAGGCGCCCCGAGATGCTTCGGGTGCGCCTGCGCGGGGGCCGCGAGGCCGACCGTCAGACAGGCGAGCAGCGCCGCGAGCGCGGCTGCCACCTTGTGGATCCTGGTCATGGTCATTCCTTCCTCGGGCCGTCCGTCGGCCCGAAATCCGTGGCACCCAGCGCTCGGCCGAGCAGTGCGCTTGCTTGCTCCATCGTGACGGGCCGGTCGGTCGGCATCACGGCCACGACCTCGGCGCCGCCCCCGGGGCGACCGGTCCGCTCGACGCCGGCTCGGTTGCGCAGCGTCGTCGCGCCGTCCGCGTCCCGCGAGACGATCTTCCACAGGTCGCCGCGGATCGCGACGACCGCCCCCGCGCGCACGTGGGCCCAGGTCGTCGGGTGCGTCTCGATCACGGCCGGTCGCGCGACTGGTCGCCGGCCTCGGCTCGGATCTTCGACGCCGTCGCGTCGAGGAAGTCGTTCGCGGCGTCGGTCGCTCGATCGGCGAACTGGCGCTCGACGTCCTCCCAGGCGCGCAGCATGGTCCGGGCCGCCTCCCGGCGTGCTGCCGCACGATCGATCGCGCTGGGCACGGCACCGAGGTCACGCCGCGTGCGGTAGGCCTTCTCGATCCCGTCGAGACCTTCGGCGAGCGCGACGATCGACGCGGTCAGCGCGACCTGGCGCTCGGCCTCCAGGTGGGCGACAGCCAGGCGCAGCTCGGCGCGGTGGTCGACCGGGGAAGCGGGGTTCGTCGTCATGCGATCAACCTACTAGGTCAGGTCTGGCCCGTCAAGTGGCGTCCTGTTAGGATGGCGCCATGAGCACTGTCGGGACGCCCGCGCCGGCCGGCGCGCAGTACAGCGAGCAGGTGAGCGCACTGATCACACCCGAGGCCCGGGCCCGGCTCGACGCACTCACGGCCGCCCGGCAGGCCGAACGGCCCGAGCGGTCCCGGTCCGACGCCAGTCTCGGGTCGGTCATCCGCGACGTCCTCGACGCAGGCCTGGCCAGGATCGAACGCGACCGGTGAGCCCGACGAAGCCGGTCGACCTGGCCCAGGTCGCCCGCTCCACCGGCGCGGCCGTCGTCGAGGTCGCCGGCTGGCGCGACCGTGGACACGCGGGCGGGATGGGCGCCGTCGCGACGATCGTCGTCCATCACACCGCGGGTCCGGCCGGCGACGACATGCCGTCCCTCGACGTGCTGGTCCGCGGACGAGCGGGCCTTGCCGGGCCACTGGCGCACTACGGGATCGGGCGGTCCGGCAAGATCTACGTCGTCGCGGCCGGGCTCTGCTGGCACGCCGGCCAGGTCCGGGACGCGTCGTTCGCCAACGCCTCCGCGATCGGGATCGAGGCCGAGAACGTCGGCGACGGGGTCGACCCGTGGCCGAGCGCCCAGCGGACCAGCACAGTGCGACTGAGCGCCGCGCTGTGCCGCGCCTACGGCCTGACGCCGGGCCGGGTGCTCGGCCACCGGGAGGTGTGCGCGCCCGTCGGCCGCAAGGTCGACCCGCGCGGCCTCGACCTGAGCATGCTGCGCAGCGACGTCAAGGCCGTCCTGGCCGAGCCCTCCGCACCGACCGCGCGGCCGGTACTGCGCCGGCTGTTGGTTCTCGATCTCGACGACATGATGCACGGCAAGGACGTCGAGGCCGTCCAGGGCAGGCTCGGGGTGAAAGTCGACGGCTGGTACGGTCCGCTCACCGTGAGCGTCGTGCGGGACTGGCAGCGCCGCCACCGGCTCGATCCCGACGGCATCGTCGGGCCGGCCACGGCGCGCGGTCTCGGGCTGACGTGGTGGGGGTAGATGACCACCGGAGCCGACGGCGTGGTCGCAGAGGCGATCGGGCGCGTCGAGGGCAAGCTCGACAGCTTCGACGTCCGGCTGCGGACGCTGGAAATCGACGTCGCCATGGTCCGATCCTCGGTCAACAGGCCCGCGCCGGTCTGGCCCGCGATCGTCGGCGCCGTCGTCCCGAACCTGATCAGCGCCATCGCGTTGCTGGTCATCCTGATGCGCCCGCAGGGATGAGAGGATGAGGTCATGATCGAGACTCTCGGCCGGGTCGCCAAGGCCCTGACGGCCGCACTCAGTGCCGCGTCGGCCGCTGCCGTCGCGGCCTGTCTCGACGGCGCGGTCACAGCCGGCGAGTGGGTCACCATCGTCGTGGCCGGGGTCGGCGCCGGGCTGGCGACGTACGGCGTGCGCAACGGGCCGGCGGCCTCGTCGGTCGACCGGGGCTGAGGAGCCCCGCCGTGGCCGTCCTGGCGCGTCGCGTACAGCTCCGGGCCGTCCGCTGGCTGCGCCGGCACGGCCCGCGGCGGACCCGCGCCGTGCTGGCCGTTCAGGCCCGCTGGCGGACCCCGTGCGTGCGGTGTCCGTACGAGGTCCGTGACATCCGTGACGCAAGCCTGCGCCGGATCATCCTCGCCTCGCACGTCGCGCGCGCCCACGGTTCGTAGCGCCCGTCCCGTCTCGGCCCCCGACGAGGACGGGCGCTACCTGGCAGGTTCAGAAACGGTTGGCGCAGACGGGGCCGAGGCCGCGGGTGATCGACTCCGGGTCGGACAGCGGGGACGAGCACGCCGCGCAACGGGTGAACTCGCGGCTGTAGCGCAGGGCGCCCGCCAGCGGACCGGCCACGGCGCCGCGGGTCTCGTCCTGGAAGGCGTCCAGCGCGATCCGGGCCAGCACTGCCAACGACGCGCCGCCGCGCAAGCTCACCTCGCGCCAGGTGCCGGGCGCGCCGTACAGCCGGGTGACGAAACGGAAGCCCTTCCACTTGCCCCGGGTCGGCACGTCGACGCCGTAGAACTCGACCTCGCCGCGTTCGTTGACCAGCGCGTAGTTCGAAGCCGGTACGGCCTTCGGGTCGACCCGGGTGGGGAGCGGCGCGGGACTCGCACTCGGCTCGGCGCAGTCCCACGGGTCGGGCCGGGTCGCAACCGCGGGCGTGGCCGCGTCGCGACGGCGGGCGTAGTGCAGCCATGACTCGTTGGCGCACTCGCGAGCCTCGGCCTCGGTGGTCACGGCGTTCGTCAACTGCGCGGGGCCGCAGGAGAAGTCCGCCCCGTTCGTCTCGCGCAGGACCGTGAAGGGGAACCGCGCGTCCTTGCGGTCGTCGTGCAGGATCGTGATGGTGATCGGCGTCCGGGGGACCTGGTGGCTCGCGATGATCGTAGTCATGATCATTCCTTCCGTTCGTGGCCCCGATGGCCTCTGGTCGTGAGACCTAGTATGTACCTCACCTAGTAGGTTGTCAAGTGTTGGCTACCGGGGACCACACGGTGTGGACCGCGCCGGAGATCGACTAGCTCGACGGCCTTGGTCGGTACGATCACCACAGAGTGAGGGCCGGTAACGGTCAACGGCTGGACGGACCTACTAGGTTGCGATAGGCTCGGGGCATGAAGAACGCCGAACCGGCCGGGTCGCGACCTGCCGTACTCACCGTCTCGACCGTGCCCGCCACGGCTCACCTCGATCTGTCGAGCCAGCTGACGAAGCCGTTCGGGCGCAGGTCGCTCCCGCACATGCCGCGCGGGACGACGGCGGACCTGACCACGGTCGAGGGCGGGGCGACCACGCAGTGGTGGTGCTCCGGCTGGGAGATCGCGGAATGGCC